TCGCGCGCGCCGTGGAATCTGCGCGTGTGAACGTCAATGCAGTCGGCACTGTGCCAGCGGTGAAGTCCAGTGAGAGCAGCGCGGAATCGCCGTACATCGCCTTGCGAAACATTGAGGTATACATCAGATGGTCTCCGCTGAGGTGCGAAAGCCGATCGTTGCAATGTGCAGCGAATCGGTGCTAGCGTGGTCGAGGTACAGGACGATTGTGCCCCATGAGTTAGACGCGTATGCGGCAGTCTGCGCCATCGATAGCGTCCAAGTGAACGTCCCTGACGCGGCAACCACTACGGCGTACGTGCCAGTGTTCAGCGTGTTCGTCGATCCGATCTGCACGTTGCCCTTGACCGTGTAGCCGGTCAGGTTCTGCGCGGTCGAGGTGCCTTCCACCTGGACTGTGCCGGCAAGTACCCACTCTTCGCCTGGGACGATTACGACTCCTGGGTATGAAAGCGCTAGGTCTAGGTTTGGCATTTATTGCTCCGCTGGTGTGCATCGCACTGGGTTTGGTCGATCGAAGTACGCGAACGTAGCGCCCGAACTGTCATAGCAGATATGCAGTTCAACCTTGGCGCTAAGTTGTGTCGTTGGCCATACGTCCGTAATGGTGTTGTATTGACTGCCCACGGGCCCGATGGTCGCCGCTGGCGATACGGAGATGTTCATCCCGTCAACGATGTTCAACGTGTTGTGCCACTCGCGAAGGTTCACCGCGGCGGTGTACGTTCCACTTAGGTCTGCCGTTGGGACAGTAATCCCACCGCCACCGATCGGAGTCGGAAACCATATCTTCACTGAGTACGTCCATCGGTTGTCCGCGTAAAGCGTGGCAGATTCGATCGATGCCAGGACAGACTTGGTAGGCGCCTTGGCAAACACCTGTGCCTGGCTAAACGTCACGCCCTCAGAATTGGCGTTCACCTGGCGTACTGCCTGCGCAAAACTGTTCATAGCGTGCCGGCTAAGGCCGCCATACAGGTTCGAGGTGAATACGGGGTTATGAATTGCCATTAGGCGATAGCGAGCGGTTCGGGGTTGGTCAAGGAAAGCAACTGTGATGCGGTAATAATTGAAGAGAAAGAAGCGGTATCGCTGTACTTTTGCAACCACACAACGGATGCCACTTGCAAGATTGGATACGTGCCGATGGTGACGCCGGCAGTCAAGATCGGTTCGCCGGTCGGGTTTGGCGCAGGGATTTGCTCGAGGTGGTACCAGGCGTCATACAAGAAAGTGTGCGACATCCGGTAGTAGTTGCTATCGATTGGCGCCGTTTGAAAGCCCTGGTACAACAGCGTTCCAATTGGAGCACCTAAGAATACTGCATCGTTCCGTTTTCCTACATAAGTTGTAAACGATGCCCATGGCGGTTCCGCCGATGGCGATGATTGCGGGAGCGTCCGATCGTATTGGATCTCAATGCTGACAATCTGCTGAGGTACTTCGTAGCTCTTTGCCTTACCGTTGGTGTCCACCTTGTCCCCACCAATGTCTGCACCGCCAGTAAACGCAACCGTGCCATTGGTTGGAAAGGTTGCGCCCTTGCGATACATAGCAGTTGAGCGGACAACGGTAGCGCGGGTGCACTGGCAGAAATCAGTCTGATCGGTCAGACCAAAGCGGCGAGTGCTAGCGCGTACGGTCACGCGGTAGTGGTAAGCCTGCTCGCGGATCGGTTGGATGTCAACCGAGCGAACCACCATGGTCTTTAAATAATAATCACTGCCGTAGATCAGGGAATCAATACGGGTGTTTGGTTGCGGACAGAATGCGATCAGCTGCGCTTCGGTCGGAACGTCAGTACCGGCAGAAGTCCACTTCACCAGGTAAACGATCTGCATCGATGACTCTGCTGGAACCGTTGCCAGTTCGTACGAGCGACTTCCCGCAAGTTCAATGAAACTGAAACTACCCATTAGGAACCACCCTTCAGAGTTCTATTGATTTCGATTAATACCTGTTCATCACGGCGGGGAGCGTCGCTCATTCCCCTGGTTGTTTCTTGCCCGGATGTGCCCATACCTAAACCAAAGTTACTAAACACGCTCGACATGTTCTCCCTGCTGAACTGCTTTGCTGGGTCAGTAAATGTCATCATTACGCCATCAATCATTTTGTTGAACAAAGTCATGCCCGACTGTTTCATCGATTCCGTGAACGCCAACTGCCCACTGCCAGCGGATGCCAAGTCTGCAGCAGTTCGTGCCTCCATTCCAGAGCGTTTCGCACGCTCCGCACCGGCTACGTCGGGCCCAAATGCCTTGGCGTACTTGATCTCGTCGTTGATCTTCGCCATGGTGGTTTCCATGATTCCGCGCTGGGCTTCGGGCGAGAACCGCGAACTAAGCGCGGTGATCTCTTGCATTCGGCGGTCGATCATTTGGAAAGCATGCATCAGGATCTGGAAGCCCTGCTGTGCCATGTTGAACGATGCACCAATGGCTATGGCACTGGTCTTGCTGTTTAACTTCTGCAGCTCGCGGTTGGTTGCAGCCACACCCTTGATGACGCCGGATGGGTCAACTTCGGCGCGGATGACAGCCTTCATGCTCTTATCTGCCATAGTGTTCCGCCTTTAGCCAAGGGATGCAGCGCTGCGGCGGTTGCTGCAACGTGTTTACTACCAAGGCCGTGAGCAACCACTCGCACCGCTCAAGGGTGGTCAGTTCGGTTGCAGCAATGCCTGCCGGCATCATCATCCTTCGTTCCCCATCTGCAATGCGCCAGAGCCTGCGCTCGGCGCTTGAGTAGGGCGCGATGGTTTATTGATCTCCTCCAGCAGAGCCGAGCAAAGTTCTGCGCGGATGTTTCCTAGTTCGGCGTGGTTGACAACGAATGGACTGCCATCGGTGCAAGTGATGCAAGCGCCCCACCAGTACGGGTCAGCCGGTGCGCGCGCGTAGTCCGCCATCGTCGGTTCACGCACCATGACAACACCAACGCCAGGCACATTGACTGTGCGCGGCTTGGCTATCAGTTGAGACAAGTCAAACGGCATCAGAACTCCTCAAGGGTGAGAGACCACATTCCGGGCCCAGTGCCGTCATCCGTGCGCGTGGCGCTGGTCATATGTCCAATAATGGTGTAGGTAATACTGCCTTGGTCAACGTATGTGAGTGTGCAAGTAACAGCCACTGCCAGTGCAAGAGTGGTTGGGTTCATATGGCTGCGGATTGCATTATCCGTAGAACCATTTTGCGCCATTACATCGAAAGTGGCAGTGCGTGAGAATCGACCGGGTGCGCGCTTTTCTTGGAAGTCGGCGATGGTTGTCACATCAAGGCTACTGCGAGCAACTGAAATAGTGACGTTTTTAGCAGGAAACGCTGTTATTGTTCCACCTTGAAGGGTCAGTGAGAATGTTCCGCCGTAACCTGAGACGATTGCCATGATTAGTCCTCCTGGACAAGTAGGGTGAGTGAGATTGTTCCGATACGCGCTGCGTCCTCGCGGCCGTCATCAAGCGGCTCGACGGAGAACGCGACGCTAAATTCTGACAGCACCATGCTGCAAAGGTTGGTTACGTCGTTGTATGGGCCAGTAAAGACGCCAGTAAGGTCATCTACTAACGTGGTTACGTCTTCAATGTTGTCGGCGATCGCTTGCACTTCCACTGCGATCGTCCAATGATTCTTGGCAGCAACGCCACCCATGCTCATATCAAGTGTTGCGCCGGTGATCTCGTAGACGTAACACGGGGTAGCCATCGATGCAACGCGGATGCCCACGTATGCCTCATGCTTGATTAGCAGCGCTGCGTAGATGGCTTTATGGATGGCTTCAAGCGACATTTGCGGCTCCTAGGATCTTGCGAGCCTCAACAAGAATTTCGGTAGCAATCGACTGCATGAACGCACTGACGTTTGCCTTGCTCCACGCCAAGCTGCGGTGCGAACCGGGAATGAACTTGCCGGATGCCTTGTGCTTAAATCCGTTCTCTAGCCAGGGGTAGACGTACTGCATGCCCTTTGCCCTGGCGCCGCCCTTCTTGCCAAGGATGATGCCGAGTTCAACGCGGATCGGGGAGCCTTCGCCGCCCATGCGCTTCGGTGAGTTCAGTTTGGTAGCCGAAGCGATCGCTTTGCGGTGCGGGTTCTTGCCCTTGTACGGTGCGCTAATCCACAGAGCCTTTAGCGCGGCGGTAAACGGCTTCGCGGCCTTGCGGATCGCCTTCTTGCGCACTGACTCATTGAGGCGCGGGGACAGCCGGCGCAGCGTGTCGCGGACTTCCTTGGTGTCAACGGTGACTTTGACTACGGTCATGGCGTCACCTCTGAGGCTTCAATCTCAAGGCGCCGGCGGCGTTGGTCGCGATCCCAGCAGGCGCGGACGGTAAACGTGCGCTCGGTGCCGTTGTCGTACCACAGCAACCGGCTGCGGTTAGACATCATCGGGTGCCAGGCGGCAAGGATGCGCCAATCGGTGCGCGTCGCTGGGCCGCCATCGTCCATGGTGTCCGAAGTGTTGGCAAGTTCTACGTGTACAGGCAGGGTCGCGAATGACAACCAGGACTCAGAAGCCTGGCCAAACGCATCAACTGTGCGTACTGGATTCTGCGCCGTCATCACGAGGCGCATCATTCCGGATGGAACATGGCCCATTGACATTAACCAATCCCCTTACCCATCATGCCGGTGATCCGATCCCAGTAGGTCGAGTCCAGCGCCCTAGTGTCATCGCCGCGTTCCGCAACCTTCTGCGCGACGCGGTTCAATAGCGCCAGCTCGAGCAGCGGGTTCAAGGCGGCATTGCCGGCTGTCACGGTGAGGGTGACCGGGTAGGTCAGAGCATCAATTTCCATATCAACGTAGATCAAACCGTTGATCATGATCTTGGCACATGTGCCGGTTAGGGGCACTGTCGCACTATCGCTATAAAGCGCCGTAGTGCCGGCTAGGTCGCCTTGACGCTCCAAACGGAGGTACAGACCGCCGTAGATTGTCACGGGCGCTGAGGGCACCCACTGCGTTCGGGTGACAGTCTCCACGCACCACCCGGTGCGCTCTTCAAGTTCGCGTACGGCTCCTGCCCAACAAATCGAAATGGCCGGATCATCCTCGTTGTGGACGATGCGGGCAAAACTTCTGAATTTAGCAATATCTAGAGCCATGGTTCCCCGCAACGGGGGGGTGGAGCCGAAGCCCCACCCACCCGAAGGATGAGAGGATCAGAATTACGAAGCGGCGTTCGTCACTTGCAACTGCACCAGCGCATTGACGCGGGTGAAGTTAGAGTTGGCAAACATCATGCCCTGGTAACGGATACGGCCAGTACCACTCAGGCTGTATTCATCGCGGGTCACTGACATCGACCCCCATTCACGCATCGCGAAGCTGTCTCGGATTCCGCCGAGAACCACCAAGCAGTTCTTGCCAGTGGTGTTTGTGGTGACTTGCGCCGGAATGTATTCCGTGATGAACACTGGGAGCCCAAACAAGGTAAATGGCGCCGCGTTCTGAATCGTTGCAACGTTGTCCGAACTTGGGACAAAGATTGGCACATTGTTGACCAGTGTTCCGGCAATGACTGCGTAAACGTCTTGCGGAATGATCCAAGCGGCCGTGTTCCAATACGCTGCTGGCAACTTCGTGTAGCGCATTTCAAGGAGCTTGGCAACCCAACCGGCAGACGTCACGCCAGCAATGCTGTTTGCGCGGAGGTTTCCACCGCCGGACGATGCAGTTGCTGTGGTAATGTTGATGCCAGTGGTGCTGGTCACCTTAAAGATGCCCGTTGGCTGATTTGTACCTGAGCCTCCCACGTAGCCGAATTCAAGGTTCTTAGACAACTGAACCTGCAAGTGTGAGAGAACCTCTTCTTCCACATTAAATGCACGGTCGGATTGGACGATGAGTTGTTGCGATACTTCGGTCTTCGGCAAGCAAAGCACCGGCGGCAATGCAACTTCCGTAAACAACGGATCAGCATTGGTTGCAACCACGGTTCCGCTGTCGGCTTCAGTCCATGCGCTGGTGTAATCAGCAGTCTTCAGCGTCGAGTAACGAAGAGCCTGGTATCCCTGAACTCCTGTACGCAGGTCACCTATGGACCTCATTACGGAATTCGCGCTCAGGTATTTCATGACCATTTCTTCGTACAGCTTTGGGATCAAAATCGAGCTTGAAGCGGTTGAAATAAGTTCACGTTGCTCAGGCATGGTGCCGTTGCGCAAGTAGTTGATGAACTGATCCTTGTACTTTGCAGAGTCACGAATGTCGAGCGAACGCTCGTTGTCGCGCTTGACGATGTTCTCAATCGCAGACGATGAAGCGAAACGCTCGCGCACTTGCGCTGCGCGGATCTCTGCATCGAGCTTGCCGAGTTCGTTGGCGACTTCGTGGCCGCGGGCCTCGACTTCGACGGACATGGTGTCCTGGGCGAGAATGGAATCGCGCTCGGTGACGAGCGCCTTACGGGTCTCAAACATTTCTGACAGTTTCATGATGGCATCCTTAGACGCAGACGAAGACGGGCAAGGCCCGAGGAAAGGTGTCTTGCTTCGGCACTTGTCTGCGGATAAGCGCCGTTTTCAACGATGGAAACTTCCCGCAGCGCAACCTGCGAGAGTGTGCGAGTGTTGCCGACCCAACTGTCGGCGATGACTTGAAAACCGAACGACATCTCAGACAAGACGCCAGCGTCAACGAGTGATCTCGTTGACCGGGCTAGCTGGGTGTCTGGGAGGGTCACCTCAAAGGCAAGACCGTGCTGATCGCTGCGCAGTTGCAGCAGTCCGCTCTTGGTGTTTGCGAGCAAATCGCGCGAATCGTGACCGACAAGCAGCGAGATGTTGTTGCCGAGGGACGAATCAAACGCGCCGCGGGCCACACGTTCGGTAAATGGCTTGCCGCCATTGATGCCACGGATGGTCAGCGGGTGGCTTGGGGCGTCATAGACCGAGGCGTAGCCGCCGATCTTGTCGCCCGTCATGGCTAGTTTGGCTGTGCGAATCTCAAGCATTTTCGTCCCCCATGTTGCCTTCGCCGGCGTTGTCGCCTTGGACTCCGCTCATGCCGCCAGGCATGGAGACCTTGGCATCGTCAAGCCCCTCTTGTGGAGGCAAGCCGAGCCGGTGCCGTGCGTCGTTGCCGGACATAATCCCGGCGAGCACCAGTTTGGACAAAGCCATTCCGGCGTCCCGCATGTTTCCGCGTAGCAGGACGTCCACGTCAAGACGTGCATGCTCACCGGGCCTGCAGAGTTTGCGCGTGATCTCCGACTCCCACGCGCTCACCCACTGGGCAAGTGCGCCGTCAACGTAGGCGCGAGCGGTTTCCGATTGCGATGCGAGAGCGCCGCCACCCTGCTGATACAGCATTTCCGGAGGAATTCCGAAGGCGCGAGCGACTTCCTGAATGGAGAATCGGCGCGATTCAAGCACATTGCTTGTGCTTTCGCTGATCTTCTCAGCCTTCATGCCTTCGCGCAGGATCAGCGGGCGCGATGCGCCATCGGGCGTCGCGTGCATGGTCTGCCAGGCGTCGCGGATGGCTTGTACTGTCTGATCCGACATCGCGCCGGGGTGGGAAATCGAAATTTTTCCACCACTTCGGATAAGCGCCGAGTGGGCTGCGTCCTGGTCTGCGGCAAGATTAAACGCAGCGCGAGCGGCGTCCATTGGCCCAATGAACCAGTCCGGGCGCAGCGGGTCGGGGTAGCAACCAAGGTGAAGCACCTGGTCGGAGGACAACGTAGCACCGGCGAGCTTGTAGACCACACCATCTTCAGTCATTTCTGAAGTGATGGCGTTGGTTGGCATCGGTTGCAATTCAGCAACGGCGCCGGTGGTATCGCGGCGAATCAGCGCAACACCGTTGCCGGATTCGAGCGCGCATGCAGTGATGTAGCGGCGGAACTCGTAGCCTGACTGCCAGCGCGAAGCATCGCGTGTCATCAGTTGTGTAATCGGCGAGTCGACCAACTGACCATCGCTATCAACGACGTGGAACGGTAGCCGTGCAAGGTCTGCCGATATCAGTTGAGTCGCTCGAACGACCGCAGGAAGGGACGATATAGCCGGTGCGGCTAGCGGCTCCGGCCGTGCGTAGACGACCGTGGCGCTTCTGAATCCCATGAACCTGGCGAAGATGCTCACGCAGAGCATGGAACAAGTCCGCCTAGGACTGTCAATAGCGATTTATGGACTTGGCACCTAAACGCAAATTATCTTCACGGTGAAGTACTTACTTCACCCGATCGGACAACTGCTCGTACTCAGTCCGGTTGCCTCACGCACTTGGTGATGCTCCATCAACAGCGCAGCCATGTTGCCGGAAACGATGACATCCATGTTGCCGGCGCTGCGCCCCTTCACTGGTCGCGTGTTGCCAACGTTGTCGCGAATCAAGCGCACGTTGTTGAGTCCGGACGCTAGAACCGGGTCAACTTGGTAGCACAACTGCTTTGATTTGAGCAAATCGCCCCACAGTTTCCACGCCGGCGCCATGGTTCTGATGCTCTGATCGACCGCAACGATGGGCCA